TCGAAGAAACGAACACCTTCAAACACGAAGCCAGAAGGCATAACCGGTTCGCCAGCCACAAACTGAGCCTGGCCATACTGACCACCACCATAGATGGCAGCGTTAGGAGCCATGGAACCCATCAGAGGATTGGGTTGGCCCATGCCAGGATAACGAGCCACTTCACGGAAGCCTTGGTCAGCACGCAGATCCTTCATGAAGGAGGGATCAGCAATGCAGCGGTAGTAACCATCAGCAAAGACGGGCACGTTGCGCTTACGGAGTTGCTTGACAACTTCCAGAAGGTCGGTCTTAACATTGAACTTATAGCGCTCAGAGGCATACTCAGTAGCGGAATAAGCAGTCAGCGTGGTAGAGCCAGTCCTGATCTTACCGTTGGGGTAGTAGTAACCACCTTGGGTGTCAGAAGAGGCACCACGAGCTTCCGATTTCGAAAACTCATCAAGGAACACACGATCGCGCCAGCGGCGATAGTCATCCAGCAGGGTCAGCGAACCAATGGACTGGTGGAACATGTTAAGGTTCCCGGTGTCCAGCAGCAGACGCTGAGCGGTCATCAGAGTCTCACGAGCAATTTTGAAAGTGCTCGGGAGGTTGGAGTTGTTCGGGTCGGCAGGACCAGTGTACTCACGCAGAGAGACGAGCACTTTGTCCTTAACGATGGAGCGGCTATTAGCCGTGCCAATCGTTTGGTCTTGGGTACGCTCACGCTGAGTTTTGGTGCCGGGGTTGCCCCAGAAACGGTACCGGTCTAACTGAACAGTTTGACCAGGCTGTTTAGTGAAGTCGTGGACAACAACAGGCTCGGCTGCCATTTCCACAATATAAGCCGGGTGGGGACGGTACAGCTCCGCGCCCAACAGCTTGGGAAAATCGTTCTCCTGATCTCCAGTCTCCTGAAGGGGTGGACTATCTCTTCACCCTGTAAGGGTGCCGGGCGCTAATGGCGTATTACGAATGAAGCGTCATTCACCGCCTAGTCTCTGCACCTTCCAACTACGTACTTAGTTGGCTTGGCTCAGGATTACCCTCGACTTGACGTTAGGGCTTCCCTGAATTCACCCGGTTTTCACTGATCAGTTGCCTGATCAGGCGACAACGTTGACTACTCAGCTAAGGCGTGTTAGGATTGGAATCAAGTTGTTTTTATACAACATGGAACCAAAACTTGTTCCTGGATTTGAAAACCTTTACTTGAGCTTTTCTGGGACTCCTTATCAAAAAATCAATGAAGACTTTGTTGAATTAAAGGTCAGCTCATCAAGCATGTACGACAGGGTTTCTGTTCTTAAAAATGAAAAGAAAGAAAGGCACCATGTACACGTTCTTATGGCTGTGACATTTTTAGATTTAGATTTAGCTTTACACGGAACCGGAAGTGCTTCTCTTCAAGTTGATCACAAAGACGGAAACAAAAGAAACAATTCTCTTGAAAACCTTGAAGTTGTTACAAAAAGAGAGAATTACGATAGGGCGTTAAAAGCTGGGTGCTACTCTAAAAATGGTTACGCCAGTAAAGGTAGGCCAAAGAAAACATTAAGAAAGTTTTCGGAGGATGACATTGTGCAGATTAAAGAAATGAGATCAGACGGTCTTTCTTATAGAAAAATTGCTGCTTACTTTAACTGCAATCACTTGGCCATTTATCAAATCTTAAAAGGAAAAACCTATCAGGATCTGAGTTAGCTATCGATAAACATGTTGGTAATTCAGCGTAAGTTTTAGCTGAAACCAGGATCTGGAGGATCCTTGGGTACAGTAGTTTCCGGTTTCCCGTAACCGCTGCTTGCCTGGAACTTCCGTCCCATTGAAAAAATTATAGCAACCCTTTATCAATCCAGATTATTTAAGTTCAGTAGTTGACCATCTGCGGAGCATTGTGACCGGCAAGCATATTACCTGCTGTATATGACGTTGGCGCCATTGTACCGGTTGCTCGATAAGGATTGACGTAACCATCTGCTGGTTGCAGTGAGATAAAAGGAGCTTGCACTTCAGGGTTAATTCCAGCGGTAGCACTCATCATGCCAAGGGATGCTCCTGGATCTTCCTGTTGTGCAGTTTTTTTACGACCTTTTGATTTGCTAATTGCTTTTTTTGCTTTTGCTTTGTCCATCAGCGGTTACCTTTCTTTTGGGGAGCGGGAGGCATAATACCCATGGGAAGTTGTCCACGCATAGGCATCATTCGAGACATCATCATTTGCTCACTGGCGAGCATCTGATCTTGTGTAATTTCTGTTGCTTTAACATTACGATCTGTAAACAAACCATGTTGTGGCAACGGAGATCCTGGAAGGTTTAACTTTAGGTAGGCAGCATCCAGGTTTTGTGCCATTGGAGGTTGCGGAGCACGAGGATCACCAACACCGGTTCCGTCACTCATCATTCGCACAGCAGCAAAATGATCTGTGTTACCTGCTTGAACCTGCTGTGCAAGATCGTAACCACCAAAACCAACCAATGAAGGTGAGCCAATTGGTCCGCCAGCTGTGCCAATACTGGCCAAGAACTGTTGCGTCCTGGCACCCACACTGGCTTTTTTTGATGCCATTTTTTTAGAAACAAAAACGGGGCAGCTATTGCTACCCCTTATTTTACAGTTACTATGTTTTCTAATAAACGGATTATATCAACAATCCGAGTATCACTCCATCACCATCAGCTTCTGACGGAAAGCATCGGGAGATGCCATGTTCAGATAGCGCCAGGCATTGGAAGGATCACGTTCGGCCAGAGCACCAAAATTGTTCCAGAAGTCGGCTGGGTTGCCTTGTGCTTGAGGCTGCGGAGGAGCAGGCATCTCAGGGCGCTGAGGAGCCACAGGGCGCTGGAACTGTTGACCAACGGCTTGAGGGGCACGGCTGTAACCAATCTCTTCGTCAGGCACCGGATAGGGGCCATTTTCACCGAAGAACTCACAGGTGTAGTCAGCCAGAACATCCGGATCGGTCAGGATGGTCTCATAGGAGCGGTGCTCGTTAGAGAGTTCCTGGAGCAGGCCAACAGCTTCAGTGAGCTGCTGGTTGGTAGCAATCAGAGCATCTTCTAACTGGCACGCATAGCTATTGAGAATAGCCGGCACGTCAGCACCGAAGTGATCAATGACCTGAAGACTAGCTTCGCTTACCCCGCTTGCGCGGAGTTGGTCCGGGCTGATTTCCTGCGAAGTTTGGGAATAACCGTTGGAGTAAGCCTGGTTGTTGTTGATCCCAGGCATAGAGGTCGGCATCCCCGCGTTGTTGTACTGGGGAACCGGTTGGGAATTGTAGTTGACCGGTGCGACTTGTTGGTTCGCGCTCGATTGTTGACCCTGGAACGGGAATTGGACGGGCGAACTCAGGAGCCCCACTACCCGGTTGAATGCCTCCTTGTAAGGATTCTCCGATTGCGGTGCTGTTTGTTGGGGCGCCAGGGATTCCTGGTGGTAGTACGGTGTAGGGCTGGATTGGTAGTTGCTGACCCCCATCTGGGCCTGCATTTGCGGGGCTGGGGCCACCGCTTGCTGGTAAGGCGCCACCCATTGGGGAGACGTTGCCACCGCCGGGGCCTGAGCCGCCGTCTGTGCTACCGGAGCCGCGTAGCTGATCGGCTGGGTCTGGGATACTTGGGGTACCGATTGGATCGGCGCTGCGGTATCGGCCTGCATAGGTTACCTCTTTTTGTAGGCTTTCGAGAGTTCGGTAAAGGAAGGGAGTGAGATCTAATCTCGGATCCGCAGCCATCGGAAGATTGGGTTGCTGCGGATGTGGTGTTCGCATCTCTTGATTGATTAGATCAATAAATGCGGAGTAGGCCCTCTGTACTTCCCCTACCATTCGGAATGGGAAACCGGAGAGCATTCCCGCGATTTCGTCATCCGTTTTTGAAGGGAATAAATACTTCAGTGCTTCAATGCTATCAACACCTAATTCTTGTAGGTTACGAGTAAAGATAGATTGGTTTAATTTGTCCTGTGCAGTATCTTCATAAACGGGTCCCATCCAGCGCCAGTTAACTACCCGATCCCCGTCTGGTGCTAATCCAAGAACGCCATCAGGTACTTCTTTTGTTTCCAGGGCAGTGTCAATAGCTTTTTGAAGTTTTTTTTCATACGTTGCTTTTTGTTTGTCGTATTTAATTTGCGCAGCTTCGTCATTAGGATCTTCCGGAGGAGCCGGATATTTGATGCCGGAGGCGTACGCCAAAGACTTACGGAAAATCTGTTCCTCCTGGAAGATCATTAATTCAAAACACTTGCACACTCCATAGGTATAAAGTTGTAAGCATTTTTTCTTTGCAGTAGCACTTACGCGTCCATAAGCTGATTTAATCTCCGTAGCTGTTACATTTGTAATGCTAAGGTCATCGATACCACCTAAAGCAAGCCGGATCTCATTACGAAGTTGTTCGGAATACCGAGCTTGATCAGAGCTAACAGCATTGGGAGTAATGAAGCCAACACGATCAGTTGGCTCCAGGTTTGCAATGACTCGTGGTACACGCATGCCACTACCTGGACGCCCAATGTATCCAGGAGCCTGGCGACTTACGTTGTCTTGTTTGTACGTTGAACTTGAAAGAAAGAAGTCTGATTGGAATCCAGATTGACTGGAAATGCTGGGTCTCTGCGCAACATCATTGTCTTGGCTTTCAATAATGTCTTGCTTGGGGCGAGAAGAAAGAAGAG